TTGTATGCACATATCTATGTAAGACATTTAGGTGACTTATCAGGAGGCCAGATGATAAGAAGAAAAACTCCTGGTCCTAATAATTACTATTTCTTTTTACCTGAACAATTAAAATATAAAGAGATAGTACGAGATAAAATAAACACATATCTAAACATATACCAACACACAGTTTTACCTGAAGCAAGACTTTGTTTTGATTATGCGACTAGACTATTTGGAGAAATGAATGATTTGGGAAAGATTAATTAGATGTAAAGATGATATGGTGACCATGTTAAATGTTCACTGTACAGAATATAACGAAGAAGGTATGGAACGATTTAACAATCCAGAATATGGCTGGGTTAATCGTACTTGGAAAAATAAAAATATTAGAAGAGGCCATGTTGATGTGGTTGATGTAAGAGATAGTAAAGGACTTTGGATGATGCATGTTTGTTTATTTCCAGAGTTAACAAACGGTGGACCAATTTACGGTTTTGATGTGATTGCAGGAAAGAATAAAGTCACTGGTGCATTCCACGACTTCTCACCTTTATTGCAAAAAGAACACCCATTAACACAGTGGTTTATTAACGAAGTAAAAGACTTTAAACCTAGTAAAGAACGAGAGTTACCTGATTGGGCAAAAGCTATCTTTAGTGGAGGAATGATAGCAGCTGGTAATGTACAAGACATTACTGAATTAAACCAAATCTGTGACATTGCATTAGGCAATCTCCACGGTTATATAAATAGTATTGGTAAATATAACGGTGATAGTGAAAGAGATGATGTTATAAAAGCGCAGAATTATTATTGTGAACATCAACAACAAAACCCTCACACACCACGAGTAATGCAATCTTTAGGGTTGCCGGAAGATGATATAAAACTATTCTGTAGTGACAATCTTTTTCCAAAAATAGAAAGTAGTAGTAATGTATAAAATAGCAGTAACAGCCTTTTTACTTTGGCTGGTTTCATTTACAACAAGTTTTGCAAGTGAACAAAAAAGTGATGAGTGGACTCTTTTTGATTTACAAAAAAGAGTTGAAGATTTAGAGAAGAAAAACAATTTTGATATTCCTAGTGGATTTTTTATCAATGGTGAATTAGAAGGCCGTTATAACGATAAGACATATGATAGTGGTTGGGATAGTAGAGGTGAGTTTCAATTAGGCATTAGCACTAAAGTTGATACATCATTAGGTATTGATTGGGTTGGTGCTTCAGGTACATACGATAGTTATTATGAGTTAGACCATACACAAGACAACACATTGGTTGAAAAACAAATTGGTTTCGGTAACGATAATACTAGACTTTACATTGGTGAAACAGATGCACAAAGATTAGGTTTTGCAAAAACTCCTAAGATTTCAGTACCTCTTATCTATACAGAAACTAATTATAGAATTGACCATAGAGAAAAAACAGTTGTAACTTTTGGTGGTTGGAACTATGATAATGAGTTTGACTTTGATAGTTACAGACTAAAAAGAGAAAAACCTTGGGGTGTTGCTCTAGGTTGGGACAATGATGGTAATGTAGGTTACGCAACAGGTACAATTAACTTAATGGGTTATGCAGACTTATCATATATGACTATACAAGGTCCTGAAGAAACAAATAAAGGCGACCAGCAAGGTTGGTCATTAGGTGGTTCTTTACATAGATTTGGTGTACCAATGTTATGGGGTGTTGAGAAATGGGACGACAAGAATACAGGCTTAGCATCTAAAGATAGATACGATTATGGCGTAATGTACAATTTAAATCTTCAGACATATGTAACAGCACATAGAACAGAAAATGATGACTTAGGTTATACAGGTAATTTTTATGGTGTCGTACATAACATATATGCTAACTATGATGAAAATAAACGACCTGACAAACAAGATGGTTTAGAATTAGGCCTATATTTGCACGATAAAGAGCAAACTAGCGTATATACAGGCGCATTTACAGACCACGGACAACAGATTTTAGCTTCTATTAGATATAAATTCTAATATTAGTTTTAATCGTTTTTCTTCTCTTATAAATATTGTAAAAGGGAATATAAGTTTATGGCCATACCAGCAACTAGAGAAACATTAAAACAGTATTGTTTACGAAGTCTTGGAAAACCAGTCATTGAGATTAATGTTGATGATGACCAGTTAGAAGACAGAATAGACGAGGCTGTACAGTATTTTCAACAATACCACTATGATGGTATTAAGAGAACTTATCTAAAATATAAGTTGACAGCCGCTGATAAAGCAAGGTTGTCAGCTACTAATCCAGCTAGTGAAACTGCCACCAAAGATGGTGTTTCAACTACTTGGTATGAAGATAACAACTATCTAGTTTGTCCTGAAACAGTAATTTCGGTTATAAACATTTTCCCTTTCTCAGACAAAGGTTGTATGAACTTATTTGATGTAAGATATCAATTAAGATTAAATGACCTATATGATTTCTCATCAACCTCAGTTATCAATTATGATATTGTTTTAAGACATTTAGATTTCTTAGACCATATTTTAGTTGGTGAAAAACCAATCAGATTTAATCAACACGATAACAGACTATACATTGATATGGACTGGACAAATGATTTGGCGACAGATGAATATATCGTAATTGAATGTTATCGTAAATTAGACCCAGCAACTTACACAGATGTTTGGAATGATATTTACCTAAAAAGATATACTACTGCCTTATTTAAAAAACAATGGGGTGCTAATTTATCTAAATTTGGTGGTGTGCAGATGATTGGTGGTGTTACACTTAATGGTGTTGAAATCTACCAACAAGCAATGCAAGATGTTGAAAAATTAGAACAAGAGATAAGAAGCACTTTCGAATTAAATCCAGCAATGATGATAGGATAATGCCATGGCAGTTAATCACTATTTCCAGGCAGGCCGAGGCATTGGCAACGAGAACGAGAAAAGACTACACGAAAATATAATTATTGAAAGTCTAAAGATTTTCGGCCAAGATGTTTATTATATGCCTCGTACCCTTGTAAATAGGGACTTAATATTTGGTGAAGATACATCATCTAAGTTTGACGATAGTTATGCTATCGAAATGTATTTTGAAAGTAATGAAGGATTTGCTGGTGAACAAGAAATCATCAACAAGTTTGGTTTAGAAATTAGAGATGATACAACACTAGTTGTTTCTAAGAGAAGATTTGAGGAGCATGTATCAAGTACAGCAAATCTAATTGCCTCTGGCAGACCAAACGAAGGCGACATTATCTATGTGCCTTTAATGAATTCCTTTTTTGAAATTTTATTTGTTGAAGACCAAGAGCCATTCTTTCAATTAGGTTCTTTACCGGTTTATAAACTTAAAGTTACTCGTTGGGAATACGCTTCTGAAAAACTTGATACAGGTAATGAAGTTATCGACCAATACGAAGATAAGAGAACACTTGATATATTACAACACAAAGTTTCTTTAGAAGTTGGTCAAGTTGCATTAGACGGAGATGGTTCAATTGTACTTGAAGATTACTTAGACTATGCTTCAGGTCAACCTGCTTTCTTAATGTTAGAAACATATACACCTGGCGCTACTAATATTCAGACACAATCGCCTTATGCAGATAACTTAGATTTAAATGCTGAGGCTGGTTATAACACTGTTTCATTAGCAGATGATATATTAGACTTCACAGAAAGAAACCCATTTGGAGAGGTTGACGAATAATGTTTGGTACTCATTTTTATAACGAAGGTATGAGAAAGTTGGTCGTTGCTTTCGGCCAAATCTTTAATAATATCTATGTACAAAATAAAGCTTCAGACGGAGCAATTACAAAAAGATTAAGAGTGCCTTTAGCTTATGCACCAAAAGAAAAGTTTTTAGTTAGACTAGACCAACAGGCTGACTTAGAGAGTAGAGAGTTTGCAATTGTTCTACCTCGTATGAGTTTTGAAATGACAGGTTTATCTTATGACCCTAATAGAAAATTAAATAAGATGAATAAAACTGTAAGAGTAAAAACAAATGAAGCAGATGGTAAGGTAATGAATTTTAATTATACACCTGTGCCATACAATATAGATTTTAGTTTAAATATTTTTACATCAACAGCTGAGAATGGTTTACAAATTGTAGAACAAATTTTACCATACTTTCAACCTGATTATACAGTTACAATTAAAGTTGTACCAGAATTAAATTTAGTAAGAGATGTACCAATTATTTTAAATACAGTTAGTTATGAAGATAGTTATAACGGTGATTTTACTAGAAGAAGAGCAGTAATCTATACATTAAACTTTACTGCTAAAACATACTTGTATGGTCCAATGAGTAATCAAGCAGTTATTAAATCTACACAAGCAGATTTATATGCTGATGTTGATAAACCACCTACTACAAGAGAAGAAAGAAT